TTGCGCATGGTTGTATCTTCTTCGGTGCAGAACAGACGATCGATCCGAGAGATTAGATACGCAACGTCGAAGAGTTCGCAGTTCCAACCTGTAATAATGTCTGGGTGATTGTCAGAATAGAAACGCAAGAAGGTTTCTAGCAAGTCGCGCTCATCGTCGCATTTTACATAGAGAAACTTGTTACCTGAATCCCTCAGAGTCTGGACAATCTCAGAGTTCTTATCATCAAACTCACCACACCCGAAGGTGATAATCTGACGAGTTATAAGATTCTTTACCGTGATCAGAAGAACTTCTTCGATAGGATTGTTTACATCAGGAAACCCATGCTCTGCTGAAGTCTCGATATCGATAGTCTGAATATTAAGTTGAGACATATCCCACTGAATTTCTCCAGGATATTTCTTTGTGATATATTGGTAACCATAGTTGGTTTGACCAAAGATTTCAGAATTCTCTGCTTGACCATATGTCTGAACAAACTGCTTGGCAGCATTGTTATCTTCAAAGTCGATCGGTTGGAGGTTTTCTCCGTACAGAGACTTGTATTGTGTTTCTGCACCACCTTTTGATTTTACAAACAGGGTGGGACTGAAGTCATCTCGTTTGGTGAAGCGCACACCATTATGGACGCCTCGGACTAAAACCTTGGAACCATATTGGTGTGCGCATGTATAAAATTTCATATAAAACCCTCGTCATTCAAATACTACTATACTATAAAACATAACAAAAGTAAAGGGATTTATCGTAACTTATATCCTATCTTTGCTTCTAGTTCTTCCAGTTTCATAGTTGAAACCTGTGACTTGGGAACTAGATTGTCTACGATATATACTGCCGTATTACCACTTTCAAAGTAAACAACCTTGTAAAGAAATACAGGAACAGGAACCCTTGCCTTGCCAATACACTTTACAGTAACTTCGCACTTGATTGTCGGACCATAGTAGGCACCAGTAACCACCCACTTGAAGGGAATGGAACGAACACGCTCTTCGAGATTTTTCCAAGCAACGCGATTGACCGACGGCAACTGCGGTGTCATATTGGTCATCAGGAATGTGTCAGACATTTCCTGTCTTTCATCTGCATTAGCAGCAGGAACCATATGCCCACGATCGTAACCAGTGTTGGTATAGTCAGCAGGAGTTGGAGTGTCGGCGATACGCTTATCGCCTCGGAAGTCATCAGTGCGAGGAACCTTTACAACACGTGCCTGTGTAATTTCAGTAGAGAATACTGTTGCGTTGTTCACATCATCATAGACAGTGGCAAAGAAAGAGTTACACAGCACCTTGGTATTAGGAACTACGATTTCCTTACCGTTGGGAAAAAACTGATCGCAATCCGATGCATTAGCAGCGGTCGGTAGAGCGAAAAGAAATAGTGCGAGAGCGATTAATGGTTTCATAGGATAATTTTACTTTCTGGAACAACCAGACCTGAACCGTAGCGAGTATTATACTCGTTTAGCATACCAGTCTCTGGTTCAAAAACTGTGATAACTGCACCAGAACGCAGAGGAACCATGTCATCTTTCGCGTACGGGCAGAATGGCGCTAGACCTATACCGAATTGATTATTCTGATTGGGAATCATCATAATCTGCATAGGTTTCTTTAAAATGACAAGACCATCAATTGTCTCGTCGATATCAGCGATAATTTCATCACCACTGATTAACTTCACACATCTAATATTGCTCATGTATTCACCTTCATTGTTAATGGTGGGTGAGAATTAATCCCACCCACCAGTATTAAATTACTTTGTTTTACCTTCTGCTAAGAATTCGGCAGCCTGTGACGGATACTCATTATCTTCATCACTGATTTCGATTTTCTTTGCTTTCTTTTCTTCTGGAATAAATGCCTCAAGAAAGATCTTCAGCATACCATTTACCAGAGAAGAACTCTTTACTTCAACATTGTCAGCGAGAGTGAATTCACGTTTGAATCCTCGCTCAGCAATCCCCTTCCAGAGATATTCAGTGGATTCAGGCGAGTCGCACTTTCCGTGGATGGACAACTTGCCTTCTTGCAATTCAATATCAATCTCTGACTTACCGAAACCAGCAACTGCCAGTTCGATTACGTATCGAGTTTCATCGATTTTCTTGATATTGTATGGGGGATATTTAACTGGCATCATCAGTGTCGATTGATCAGCAATATCTGCTAACCTTTTCATGACGCGATCAGCGCCAACAAAATAACGATCGATGTGCGGTAAACTTGTTGTATCAAATTTCATATTTTGCTCCTATTAAGCGAGTGTTAAAAAGGTGCCATCCGAAGCATGGCACCTTCTATTTATACTATACTTTTAGAAGAAAGTCAATTATTTTTTACGACCAATGTTATATTTCTGAACGAGTTCCCATTCAGTTTTTTCTTTGAACGCAATTACTTTAATCTGATTTAGCGGTGCTTTGTCTTCATGAATCTCTGGGTTTAGAATAGTAATTAAACCCCAATCCGAAAGAAGATGTGCTACCGTGTTTCGACGTTGTAAATCATTGTCACTAAAGTCTGCATCTTTACCATCCAAGGCAAAGAGTTCTTTAAAGTGCACAATGAAATATCTGCCCTGCTTGTGTAGAATGTGACATGATTGATAAAGAATCTTTTCTTTTCTTGATGCAACACCAATACGGGAAAGGGTCTCGCGAACTTTCAAGAAGTCATCAGGATTCTTTAAGTTGACTTCCAGCGGTGCGTACCCTGGAAAGTCAATGTCAAAAAAATCTTCGCTCATTTTTTACCACCTTTAAACAATTTCTCTTTTATATATTTTTTTTGTTCTTCAGAGAGAATTGTGAGTGCTTGGCGAGCCTTGTCATTGCTATAACCATAATACTCTTTCACCATCTCCACTTCGGCATCGTCCTCGATTTTGATCCATTTATCAAAACGTTTTCTAGCGCGAATAGTATTTATAAGATACATGTTTTGCATGCTCTTATCGAGATGGGGACGGCAGTTCATTTCATTTGCAGGGTGGACAGTGTCAATACTGAATGTCAACCCACGATTAATGATCCAAGGATTGTATTGTTTCTCAGACCAATCATCAACAATTAGATTCTTCTTTTCATAGTTTATATCTTTAATAAAGTCGAAGGGAGATATACCCTTCTTCTTTTCTTTGTACTCCTCAGCATCATATTCAACTTTTGGAGCACCCAAACCATCGAGCACTCCAGTCATTATTTCCACTCCATCCCTGCCATGATTTCAGCAAGGCAAGCAACCAGATTGATCTCAGGATTAGCAGCAAACGCTGCCTTATACTGATAATCTGCAAGCAGCAGAACCAATTGCGAAGGATACTTGACTTCATCTAGAATGGTATCATAGATCTTACGGAAGATAAGATTTGGATCATTGTCAATGTTATCGACCACCCAGTTACGCATCTTCTTGAAGTCTTTGCTCTTCAATGAGGTAACAAGTTCTTTCATGTTGACTTCTTGAACATTGACGAGGATACCTTCATCAATAGTTCCGGAGACACTGTAACGTTGCAGTTCGTTTAGGACACGGCGATAGTCAGGAAAATGCTTCTTAAGAACTTCAGCGACAACCTTCTCATCGAATGTAACATTCTCAGTTGCAAGAATGTCAGACAGACGCTTCATGAAACGACCTGCCATCTTAGGACGATCTGCCTTGGTCAACTTAAATTCGATGACAGCAGTTCGACTGTGAAGAGGAGCGATGATTCGGTTCTTAAAGTTACAAGTGAAGATAAACCGACAGTTGTTTGCGAACTCTTCGATGAACGCACGCAAGGCAGGTTGAGTAGAGTTTGGATTTAGATAGTCTGCCTCATCAAGGATAACTACCTTGGTCTTACCACCAAAGGAAACTGATGAAGCGAACTCTCGAATCTTGGTGCGGAGAACATCAATACCTGATTCTTCTGAACCGTTGATGATAATGTAGTCACAACCAAGTTCTTCACAAATCGCTCGAGCAATCGTAGTCTTACCTACACCTGCTGAACCGCAGAGAAGCATGTTAGGGATTTCACCAGTCGCAACGAACTCGCGAAATGTCTTTAGTTGATCATCGGGAAGAATACAATCATCAAGTTTGTGAGGACGATACTTTTCAACCCAGAGGAACTGTTCTTTTGATACGTTCATTTTTCACTTCTTCCATAATGTTATACTTGGGAGACCATCCCAAGTTTCTTAATTGTGAATTGTCAGCATGTGTAACAATTCGTTCACCAGTTACTTCACGAATAGGAACATCACGATATCCATATTCACGAGCAACATCAACAACAGAGACAGGATTACCTGTCCCAATATCCAATTTACCCTGAATACGGGTATCTGTCAATATAATTCTCATCGCTGAAACAACATCTTCAACATGAGTCCAGTCTCGTTTATGATCAGTAAGATACTCGACTTTGTCATTAAGCATCATGTCATAAAACATATCGGGACGAGAGTCAGGTCCATAGACAGTGTGAAAGCGCATTCCTACAGAATATTTTGGAGCAACTTCTTCCATTGCCTTCTTACTAGTAGCGTATGGATTCTGCCACCACTCATAGATTGAAGACGAGGAAGCATAAATGCAGCGAAGATTGAGACGGTCGCATTCCGAAAAGACTTGCATCGATCCTTTAACGTTCACGTCCCAATATTCTTCAGGGTCTAACCAACTCTTACGCACACCTGCTAGTGCGGCAAGGTGTAGTACTGCTGAATAATATTCTGAGATTTTAAAATCGCGAATATCTCCCTCGTACGGAATCATCTCGAAGGAGTCGGACAGAATGCGTAAAGCATTCCGCCCGATAAATCC